TGTTCTTCCGCGCATCATCGCCTCTGATGCGTCACGGCACTTTTCCAGCCGGTCCCCGAAGAACGACACCGTGTCGATCCGCATCCCCGGTCGCACGGTCGCGAAGGATAAGCCGTGGCGCAACAAGACTGCGGCAATCGAGATCTCCGACCTGAACGAGTTCAAAGTCGACGTGAAGCTCGACACCCACCCGTACAACGCGATCGAACTGACCGACGAAGAGTTGACCCTCGACATCGATCAGTTCACCGAGCAGGTCACCCTGCCTCAGACTCGTTCCGTTGCAGAGCGCATCGAGGACAAGATCGCCACCACCATTCGTGGGGCCGCGTACCCCACGAGCTCTGTGCTTGAGATCGCGGAGGGCAAGTTCTATGAGGCAGCGGTCGACGCCCGCCGTGTGCTCAACGACTACCACGTTCCGCAGGCTGATCGAGTGTTCCTTGTTGGCACGAACGTGGAAGCGTCGATCCTCAAGTCCGACCAGTTCAAGAAGTTCGACCAGTCCGGCGATTCGAATGCTCTCCGCAACGCGACCATCGGCAACATCGCCGGCTTCCCGATCGTGGTGTGCAACAGCATCGACCCCAACGAGGGGTTCGCGTTCCACCGCACCGCTTTCCAATCGGTGTACCGTGTCCCCGCCACTCCTCTGGGCGGCGTCGAATCCGCGTCCGGCTCGTACGCTGGAATCGCGTTGCGTTGGGTGAAGGATTACGACTCCACGCACATGGTCAACCGTTCGATCTTCGATACATTCTTCGGAATCAGCGTCGTGACCGATCCCGACGACTACGACGATCCGGCTTCCACAAAGTCGCTGAAGCGTGCCGTCAAGCTGGTATTGGATGTGACGCCGTGATCGAGGTACCGGAGTTCGTTCGTGGCGAGGCCGGATTCACGACGAAGCTGAACCAGTTGGCTGATGCTGTACGCGAACTACAGGTCAACGAGAAGCCCGTGGCCAAGCGCCCATCGACCAAGGCGAAACCCGAAACCGCAGACGCTGTTGGCGGTTTGAGCGAGTAGCACCTGATGCCCACCCCCCGAGTCGCCGTCCTGTGCGGCTCGGGGCAGGTGGGACCAAATGCTTGGTGGTTGGTGCGTCAACACACATCCCGGCACAGGCTCATTGACATGTGTGAAGGCCGCTTGGGGTTTTCATGCCGGGTTCCTTTCGACCCTGTAGCAGCGCGCCCTGCGCACCAACCATCAACACCCCGAGGAGTTTTCGTGCTCGTCTTTGCGACTGCTGGCGATCTGACTACGTGGCTCGGTGAGCCCGCCCCCGACAACGCAACCTCACTCCTACGCCATGCATCGTCTCGGGTCGCGAACGCGTGTCGCTGCGACATCTACGACACCCAGCCGAACGGACTCCCCGTCGACGACGACATCCGGGAAGCGTTGATGGAAGCAACATGCGCGCAAGCTGAACGCTGGAAAGAACTGAAGGTGAATCCGGCTGCCGGTGCCGGCGGTTTCGATGTGCAGGTCACGTCGTCGTCGATTGATGGTTCGTCGTTGTCGACGACTGCTGCGGCGGTGGACGCTGCCCGCGCTGAATCGTTGGACGGACTATGCGAACTGTCGGTGTCGATCTTGCGGAATGCGGGTCTCGCTAGTTCGTTGGTGAGGTCGTCGTGAATGCGGCTGATGCGATCGCAGCGGCGTGGTTCGTGTGGCCGGTATCGGTGCAGCGGCATTCGGGCGAAGGCCCCTACGAGCCGGCATTCGATCCGGCGGTGACTGTGCTCGGGAAGATCACCACCAAACGCAAACTCGTGAAGGCTGCTGATGGTTCTGAGGTCATTTCCGAAGCTCGGGTCAGCGTGCATGTCAACACTGCACTGATTCCTGTCGGCTCGCTGGTGACTTTTCCGCCCGAGTTTGGTGGACGCACGGCTGTGGTGTTGGCGGAGCAACGCCATGACGACGGCAACGGTTTGACCCCCAACTTCTACAGCATCGACCTCACCTAGGAGGACGGCATGTGCTACATCCCGTACAGCGACCCTAATCGGAAGCGTGAGCGTAGCGCCGAAATCCTCGCTGGGGTCGCAGCTCGCTTTGGCTACCCACAGTTCGCCGAAGGTGGCATAGCTGACGAGATCGAATCCTGGTTGGAGGACGAAGACTCGTGAGTACTGCTCTGAACTTTCCGATCGAGCCAGTCCGCTCCGCCATCACCGACGGACTACACGCTGCCGCTGAAGTCATCAAGCAGGAAGCGATCGAGCGGGCGCCGAAAGAGACGGGGTATCTGCGGAACACTGCGGCGACTGCGGCTGAAGGGTTGGAAGCTGCTGTCGGCTTCGACGGACCGTATGCCGTAAAGCAGCACGAGGAACTCGGTTATCACCATCTGGATGGTGAGGCGAAGTACCTCGAAAACGCTGTCATCGCAACGAGGGAAGTTGTCGGGCAGATCCTCGCTGAGTCGATACGGAGGCAACTCGGATGACTCTCGTTCGGGCTCCGGACACCGTTGAGCTCCTCGAAGCCCTCGCCCAACACCTCGCCGATCTCGGGCTCGCACGCTGGGACCCGAACCTCACCAACTACCCAGCCGGCGCATTGCCGGTGGTGTTCTTCGGGCAACTCCGGGACAAACCCGACAACGCGATATTCATCAACGTCTACAACGACGACCGATCGAAGGACGAGGCAACCCCCGACTATTACGTCCAAATACGTTTCCGGGCTGCTGGCCTCGACGTGAGGGCAGTTGAACGCATTGCCGACACAGTGTTCCGCGCCATCGACGACACCCTCCACGAACGCAGCAACACCGTGTGGGCGGGCGTCAACATTCTGTCCTGCCGCCGCCACATCCGTGGGCCCGCCGGATTGGAAGCCAGCAACCGATACACCCGTCCCGATTCGTACACCATCACCACAAACCCAGGAGCAACACCATGACCGCACCCACACAGTCACTTTCATCCACACTCGCACGCGACTGGATCCTCGAAGTCCTCATCGGCTCCGACTGGACCCGAGTCCGTGGCCTCACGTCCGTCAGCCCCATCTTCGAAGGTGCCCTGCAGGACGACTCCGATATCGACTCCGAGGGCTACGCATCGGAGATCGCGACCGGCCTGTCGTACCGCATCGAGGGCGGCGGCAAGCGCAAGGGCGAAAACACCGCCGGCTTCGTTGACGATCCGGGCCAGAACTACCTGCGTCAACTCGGCCGCAAGACCGGCACAGACAACAAGGTGACGGCCCGCATCTACCGCCGCGATGACCTGCCTGACGCATACCAGTGCTCGCACCCCGTGAAGTGGACTGATACGGCCGCAGGTGACACGAATGCGTTGCAGGAGTTCAGCTTCACCCTCGGATTCGGCGGCAAGCCGGAAGAGATCACGAAGCCGACCGTCGCGAAGACCGTCACCTTCACTGGCGGACCGTTCTCCGCGGGCACGTTCACACTGACCGTCGCAGGCCAGACGACTGCGGGCATCGCCTACGGTGCGACCGCCGCACAGATCAAGACGGCCCTCGAAGCGCTGTCGACGGTCGGTGCCGGCAACGCCACTGTCTCCGGCACTGTCGCTGGCGGCCTGACCATCACTGTCCCGGGCGCACTGTCCGGAACCGGTACCGGCCTCACCCCCGCAGGCACCATCACCGTCTCCTGAGTCAGACAACGCGCTGCCCCCCGAACTGTGATTAGTTCGGGGGGCAGTGCAGAACTCAGTGGATAGGGAGTTCGTTAGCCCTTCTGCGTCGCGCCAGCTGAGTAGACGTCGTCGCGTTCCAGGATCACGTTTCCGTCTGCGTCTTTACCGACGAAATGCCCATCGTGAACCGTAAACGAATCGATCCCGCTGAAGGATTCGGATGTTCCATTTTTGTAGGCGATTGTTGTGCTCATTCCGTTGACAATACTTCGTAGGCAGCGCGGTGCAGTTCAAAACCGAAAGGTTGCTCTGAATGCGTGACTTAGCAGAATTCATGGACCCGGAACTCGCTCTACCGATCGGTGGGCGCGAGTTCCGGGTTTCATGTTCCGCCCGCCAAGGGTTACATCTCGTCCAGCTCTTGAACGAGAAACCTCGTTTGACGGATGAGCAGGAACGCGCCGAGATCGTGTTCGCTCTCGGTGACACCTATGAGCAGATGACTGAGGCTGGTGTGTCGTGGCCAAAGATCGCTGTCGCCGGCCGCGTCGTCATGGCGCACTACGGACTTGGTGCTGAAGCTGGCCGCGTGGTGTGGGAGTCGGCTGGTGGAGTCTTGGCGGGAAACCCCCTGCCCCCACCCCCGAACCAATCGAGAGTGGGGGCGACCCTGTCCCGCAGGATTTTTCAGCCCCGGGAACCTATGGACCGGATGATCCTGGCGGCGGCCCGTACGACGAAGTAACCGGCGTCCGAGACTGGTACAACCCGACACCAGGCAATACCCCGTCCGACGAGACCGTCGATCGGCCGTGGACTGATGTCCTCAACCACTGGCACGCAATCGAACTCGACCTCGACGCCAACGGTCACGACATCGAATCCGGTCTCCTCGAAGCACGCACATGGCGGTGGCTGAAACTGCGCATCGACCACTACGCATCCTCCCCAGGCACCAACCTCTGGGACGCCCTACACCCGAAAGCAGTCTGATGGCCTACAAGGATTTGGATACTTTCTTCGACCCGGATCTGAAGTTACCGATCCGCGGGAAGACATACACCGTGCCCGCGCCCAGCGCGCCCGAGGCCGCACGCCTACGTAAGCAGGTCATCGCCGAAGGCGTGCCGCCGGTTGAGCAGGTGTTCGAGGCACTGAGAATCCTCGGCGCCGAGATAGACCCGGAAACCGAGATGTGGTCCGGCGGCGTCTACGACGAGATGGTCGCTGACAACATCCCCTGGCCCATGATCTTCCACGCCGGCCGCACCGCAATCATCCACTACGGCTTCACTCCGGACATGGCCGAATCGCACTGGGCGCTAGCCCAACTCGGCAAACTCGTCGACCTCGAACAGGCCACCGAGTTCCTCGCCAAGATCAAACCGAAAACCTGAACACTGGAGGGCTGACCCTTGGCGCTTGACGTAGGCGAACTGGTAGCCCGACTAACAATGGACGACTCGCGCTTCATCCAAGGCGCGCAGAACTCCGAACGGGCAATGACACGGCTCGGCGACGCCGCGACCACCTCAGCTGCGACCGTTCAGCAAGCCACCAACAGGCAAGCAGCGTCATACACGCAGTTGGCTCGCGACGTGGAACGCAACGAACAGGCAATGATCACGGCCCGTAATCGCGCTGGCACAGCACGCGAGGCGGCAGCAACAGCGGAACGTCGATACCAGCAGATTCAGCAGGATTCGAGCTCAACAGCTGAGCAGGTTGCGACTGCGGAACGTCAGGCAGAGCAGGCACGTTCCAACGCGATCCGGTCGATCGACCGAGCGCAAGCAGCTATCGACACCTACACAGTGTCGCAGCGGCAGGCGACAACTGCGGCCGAGCGGATGGCGCAGAGCACGCAGCAAGCCGATCAGGAAGTTCGGCAGCTCGGCAACAATAGTGACGAGGCAGCTCGAAGTGTGTCCCGCATCGGTGACGCTGCGGGTTCCGCGGTGTCGGGTATGGCGCGGGTTGGTGGCGCCATTTCGTCGAGTGCAGGGCACAACACTGCTGGATCGTTTCTCGCCGGTTTCTCTGACCGTCTAGGCGATTTGGCTGGTAAGACAGGTCCGATCGCTGGTTCTCTGCTCGGTGTCGCTGTCCTCGGATTGGCAGCCGGCGCCGCCCTAGCTGCCGCCATCCAAGACGGCATGCAGCAGGAGATGGACCAAGACCTCTTCCAGGCGCAGACAGGTGTCACAGAAGGACAGGCCCGGAAGTTCGGTCTCGCAGCTGGTGAGTCCTACGCGGACGCGTTCGGTGAATCCGTCGAAGGGAACCTTTCGACCGCGAAAGCAGCACTCGCTAGCGGACTACTTGATCCGGCCGCAACACAACGTGACGCCGAGAAGATGATCAACAGCCTCGACGGTGTCGCCACGATCATCGGCGACGAGATCCCCGCGGTCGCGAAAGCCGCAGGGCAAGCCATCAAGACCGGGTTCGCTGTCGATGCGCAGGACGCTTTCGACCTCATCGTCAAAGGCTCTCAGATGGGTCTCAACGTCAGTGAGGACTGGCTGGACACAATCAACGAGTACGGCACCCAGTTCCGGAAGCTCGGGTTGTCGGGGGCTGATGGTATCGGCCTGATGTCGCAGGCATTGAAGGCTGGTGCACGTGACACTGACCTCGCAGCGGATGCGTTGAAGGAGTTCAGTATCCGGGCGATCGACGGTTCGAAGTCGAGTGCAGAAGGCTATGCCGCTATCGGTGAGAACGCCGAGGAGATGACAGCGAAGATCGCCAAGGGCGGTGAGGACGCCCGCGAAGGTTTGGGCATCGTGTTGCAGGGTCTCCGAAACATCGAGGATCCGGCCGAGCGCGCTACCGCCGCCGTCGCCCTGTTCGGCACCCAGTCGGAGGACTTAGGTGAAGCGCTGTACGCGATGGACCTGTCCACCGCCACTGCTGCCCTGAACGACTATGAGGGTGCGGCGTGGCGTGCGATCAACGTGATGGGCGACAACGCCGGCACGTCGGTGCAGGGCGCAATGAACTCCATCAGCGTTGCAGCGGATGGGCTGAAAGCCGCTCTTGCGCAGGCGTTCGGCCCGTACATCAAAGACTTCGCGGACGGTATCAGCAACAACAGGGCTGGTGTCATTCAGTTCTTCATCGATGTTGGCAATGCCGGGTTTGAGATGGCGAAGTCGATTGCTGGTTGGGCCGCTGACGCTCTGCGTTCGCTTGGCTCGATCGGTGAGGGTGCAGCGTCCATGGCCGCTGGAGTTCTCCGGGCAATCGCACCGATGGCTGGGGCGATGGACTTCTTCAACAATCCGCTTGGGCTCCCGGGGATTGAAAGCAACGAAGACAAGTTCAACGATATGGCGGATGCCGCGGAGTCGGCCGGTGGCAAGGTCAAGGAAACGATGGGTGGGATCGCACAGTCGATCGACGACAATGTGATTCCTGGTCTGGATAAGGCGCAGGAGCGGTTTAACCAGGTCGCCGGGGACATGAAACTGTCTGCCGCGTTCAACGATGAGTCGGCGAAGGTCAACAAGGCGATCGCTGACATCGGTGTCGGCGCTGATGGCGCTTCCATCAAGATCGAGAACTGGACTGGTTCGATCGACCGCAACAACCAGGCCCAGGTCCAGATGGAAAACGGGCTGAAGGGAATGTCCGATCAATTCGTCAACCAGATCAAGACGGGTATGGAAGCGGGCAATACCGTTGAGGCGTTGACCGGGCAGTACAACGAAAACCGTGATGCTCTGATAGGTCAACTCATGGCCACTGGTATGTCGAATCAGGCAGCGGTGGACTACCTGAATGTGCTTGGGCTGACTCCTGAGTTTGTTGACACGAAGATCCTGCAATCGGGCATGCCAGAAGCAAAGTACGAACTCGATGTGTTGAAGGGCAAGATCGAAGCTACTCCGGACAGCAAGATCATCACGACTGAGGCATTAACCGACGAGTCGATGGCTCACCTGGAATCGTTGGGAATCAAAACGCGGGAACTTCCGGACGGTGAAGTCGAGGTCTACGCCGAGACTAAGGAAGCCACACGGGCTCTCGAAGACTGGCTGATGCGGAATGGGCACCGCGAAGTTGTTGTCCAAATGCAACTCCAGCGCATCGCTGATGTGAACTCGACTGCTCCTGCTTGGTCCGCACAACGTGCGCAGGACTACTTTGGTGTCACTCAGGCTGACGGAGCGGTTCGTGAGTTCGCCAATGGTGGTATCGACAAACTCCCCGACCAGGCTGTCATCCAAAAGGGGCAGGGGAAGGGGCTCGTCAACTGGGCTGAAGCTGAAACAGGCTGGGAAGCGTATATTCCTGGCGCGGAGTCGAAGCGTGGCCGGTCGTTGGCGATCCTCCGAGATGTCGCCCGACGTTTCGGGTTCGGTCTCATCAAGGCTGAGGCACTCAAAGTGTTCAAGGGCGATCCTGCATCGCTTACTGCTGAGTCGGATCCGACTGGGTGGCGTGCACTGCTCGGCGGTGACTACTCGAATCGGCTGCGTCAGTTCGGCATCGAAGAGGACAATCCGTTGTTCTCTTCGGCGTTGGGTGTGCGGAATGCGATCGCGGACGGTAACTATGACGGTTCGCTGTCGAAGTTCGGTGTCGAGGAAGACAACCCGCTGATTCAAGCTCTGCTCGATGCGAACCGCGGTCTGGGTCTGATGAAGATGGCTGACGGTGGTGTGGTTGAAAGCCTCGAAGGTATTGCTGCGCGCAAGTTCCCGGCACTGTTGCAGAACGGGCACGCGTTCTCCTCGTACCGTTCGGATGGGTCCACGTCCTACCACAACAGTGGTCAGGCAGCGGACTTCTCCAACGGCTCAGGGAACACCGACGAGCAGTTGGCGATGGCGAATTACATGGCCGACCACTATCAGAAGCAGCTCGCTGAACTGATTTACATCGATCCGAGGTTCGGGCGGTGCATCAAGGATGGTGAGTTCGTTCCGGACTCGTTCTATGCAGGTGCGGGTGATCACACCAACCATGTGCACGTCGCGGCTAAGCAGCCGTTGGGTGAACCTGCCGGCATTGCTCAAGCGGCGGAGGGTCCTGCTGCTCCGGATACTCGGACGGAGCGGGAGAAGATCGCTGATCAGGTGATCGCGGAAGGTAAGCGCCGCGGCATCAGCGACAAGGGCATCAAGGCCGCGGTCATGACCGCCCTCGCTGAAACCGATTTGCAGAACCTAGATCATGGCATGGATGGCGATAACGCCGGCATCATGCAGCAGCGCGATAACGGTGGTTGGGGCACGTTGGAGGACCGGAAGGATCCGACTCGTGCGGCGGGCATGTTTTACGACAAGCTCGACGACTTCGATTACAACAGCATGTCGGAGGCTGAGGCGGCGCAGAAGGTGCAGCAGTCGGGCACCGCGGATGGTTCGAATTATGCGGTGAAGGCTGCTGAGGCGGACGAGATCATCGCGGCGTCGAATGCCCGCGGCAACGGTCAGATGACTATGGGTACAACAGATTCTGGTGTGGCGTTGGCGACGGATGGGCAGCGGGTGTTTGTCACCAACTGGCCCGGTACATCGTCGTCGTCGTATTCGGCGCCTGAGTCGGCTCCGTCGTCGGCGCCGGCTGGTGGAACATCGAATGCTGCTGGGAAGGATCCGAACCTGATCTGGTCTGGCGGGTTCAAGGTGTTCGAGAACGGCGGCATGAACCTCCCCGACCAAGCCGGCCTCTACAGCGATGGTGCGGATTTGATTCGGTTCGCGGAGAAGGGAACAGGCGGAGAGTCCTACATTCCGCACGCCCCCTCGAAGCGGAACCGTTCAGTCGCAATCACCCGGGAGACTGCACGCCGGTTCGGGTACGAGTTGGTGCCGATGGCTGACGGTGGACTCTCCGGCTTCGGTGGCTATGTGGGGGAGAAGCCGGGGTTGAAGGTTCCGACGACGGCGAATGGTCGTCGTGCTGCTGCGTATAACGCTGCTGCGTTCGGTGTGGGTGCGGCGTTCGCGCTCGCGTCGGGGTTCGATGCGGACGGGAAGTTCACCGGCCAATTCGACACTGGCGCGAACTCTTCGTCCCAATTGGAGAAGGGGTTCGAGAACGCGACCAAGGAAATTCAGCCGGTCCTCGAACAGATCCTGTTGGCCATCAAGAACCGTGAGCCGATCCGAGCTGAGGTGAACGTCGACCGCGACTCGGGCATGGCGAACATCAACATCCTGAAGGGCGGCATATGAGTAGGCGATATGTCCTCGAATGCGCAGACGGGACAGTTTGGGATTTCAACGATCCCGCCTGTCCCGTCTCGTTTCGTACTGAACCCACAGGTACTGAGGGCGCGGAGTTCACGCACGATGACCAGAAGAACGTGGGTCAGGCTGGGGTGTCGTGGGTTGCCCGCAATGACATGCCGAACTTCATCGGGTTGGACTGCAAGGTCGGCCCTGTTCCGAAGGCTGACGCGTTGCGGCTCGGGAAGCTGTGGCGGCACTCGCTGGGCCGCGGTAAAGAAATCCACACCTTCTGGTCGATCACCGAAACTGGTGGCGAGAAATTCCAGTATGTGAGGTTGTCTACGAAGTTCGGCGCGATGGACATTCGGCTGTTGAAGGACTCGGGGGTGCAGCTCAACGACCCGGCAACGCTGCGGTCGGACGAGACGTGGTGGCGTAAGCGACCAGCCATCAAGACATTCAAGGCCGCGGACTTCGCGACAGCCGCTATCGAATCGGAATCGGATGAACCGGTGTGGCCGCACATCGTCATCACCGGCCCCATCACCTTGCCGAAGATCGGGTGGCAAGGCGAACTCGTCCCACTACCAACCATCGCAGCCGGCGACGTGTGGACCATCAACACTGACCCGAACTGGTTCTCCATCAAAGACAGTGCAGGCAACGATCGGTCATGGATTGCTCGTGCCTGGTACAAGCAGATCCCCGGAAACCCGGCCGGCCCGATCACCGTCCCCATCACGATCCAAGGCACAGGCACCAACACCAACACATCGGTGAAAGTGACGTTGCCGCAACTATTCAGGGAGGGCTTCTAGATGACTGTCGCCCTCCCCGGATACCCGCGCCCCAACACCACCGAGGTCAAAGGTTTCCGGATCGAGGTCGGTTCACCAGATGCCATGTCGTGGAGGCCTCTTGGCGCGTACATGGCGGGAACCACTTTCGAGTGGGATTGGGCGATCCCCACCACCGCGGAAATCTACATCCGTGGCGATCATCCGATGGCGTCGTATCTGTCGCACCCGCGGCGGAAAGTCATCCACATCCGCACATCCCACAATGGAATCCCGTGGGATGGGCGGGTTATGGAGGCTCAAGTCGCGGGCCCGCCTGGCCGGTTGACGATCAAACTGACCTGCGTCTCGAACCTGTTCAAGCTGTTGCGGGCGCTGGCGTGGGTGAACAACACGACACCACCAGAGTTCCAGTTGAACATCACTGGCAAGCAGGACGTTGACTGGGGACCACCCGATCAGGTGATGAAGAAGTACGTGTCGAAGGTGATGACACGACTCCGATCGCCGGTCGTGACTGCTCTACCGATCCGCAAAACCACACCCGAGTTGCCCGACCTCGACGACATCGACACCCTCGACGACCTGCTGAACATCGTGCACGAGTCACCCGACGACATGATCGTGTTGGCTGCCCGGTTCACCCAGCTCGACGAACTGTTCAAGCAGACAGTCGAAACCTACGAGATCGGCTTGTCCATCAGCTTGTGGACGCCGGCCGATGGGTTGCCGTCCCCGCACGTCTTCAACACTCACACTCTCTCGATGCTGCAATCGGTGATGGACTACACGTCCGACAACTTCCTGAACTTCACCAACCCCGGCAACATCCTCGGGCTGACGAATCCCTCCGAGTGGGGGAAGTTGCAGAACCCGGGGTTCGTGTTCAACACGCACGCGAAACGGGACCGGCGCCAGTTTCAGTGGCGCTCTGATGGTGATCAGATCGCATGGATCGAACGGGTCGAAAAGACTGCGGACGCAACGAGAGTTGTGATCGGCGGTAAGGCCCCCGAGATCTTGAATCAGGTCATCGAGTGGGGCGCGAACTTCGCGTTGCAGTTGATCTTGAACGCGATTCTCCCAGGGTTGGGTTTGGGCAACATCATCGGTGACTTGTTCGATGACGTGTTCTTCGCGTTTCAGCAGTTCTGGGATTCAGAGCTTGAAGCGGAACTCGGCCCGATGGGGCGCGGTGAAGCATTCGGCGACAACACGTCCGCGTGGTCGCTGGATGGGTTCGCTGTCGGACAGGCAGCGTTGAAAGCGCATTCCGGTTCCGAGGCGATCCGGTTGACGGTCGTCGAGGGCGGCGCGGATGGCCGCGGCTTCACGTTCGGAGAAGACGTCGAAGTGATCGACGGCGTGGAAGTTCACTTTGAGCGCCGCTACAAGGTCGGCGACATCATGACTGTCTGGGATGACGGTGTGGTGATCGAGAAGCACGTGTCGAACGTGAAGATCACCGAGCAAGAAGACGGCCGCATGCGGACTGTCACCACGTTCGGTGACGCCATCACTGTCGGCGATGGCTGGGAGCGCGTGTTGAAGAAGGTTCAGACGATCTTCGGGAGCATCCGCGCTATCGCCAACTCAACCTAGGAGAAACACATGACCTGGACAGGAGATCCCGTCTGGCTCGCAGATGTCTTGCGCGCCGAGGGAATCAAAGTCGTCGAGTACCCCGGCTGGAAAGACCGCGGCCACGGCGACATGGGCACGATCTGGGGTGTCGTCGCACACCACACCGGCAACAACCCACCCGGCAACAACCCCGGCTACATCGCGAACCATCCGAGCCTCGGATTGTGCTCGCAGATCCACCTGTCCCGAGATGGTGTCGCCACCGTCGTCGGTGTGGGTGTCGCCTGGCATGCCGGCAGCGGATCGTACCCGGGTCTACCGACCAACGGTGCGAACGAACGCACCATTGGCATCGAGGCAGAGAACAACGGCACCGAAGGTTGGTCGCCCGCGCAGTACGGCGCGTATGTGCGGTGCTGCGCTGCGATCCTCCGGAAGGTCGGTCAGCCTGCTTCGCATGCGATCGGCCATAAGGAGTGGGCTGGTGCGGCGCAAGGCAAGTGGGATCCCGGCGGGATGGACATGAACAAGTTCCGCGCAGACATTCAGGCTCGAATCAACAACAACACCAAGCCCGAGGAGGGCGACATGGATTTCGCTACTTTCAAGACGTACATGGATGCTGTTGTGTCCGATGTGAAGGACATCCGCGAGCAGTTGTGTGGCATGAAGCAGCGTGACGCGGGTCAGTTCAAGGGTTGGCCGCAGCTGGGCAACAGGACGGTGGTCGATGCGCTCGCTGACATCCAGGCACGTTTGTCGAAGCTGGAGGGTAAGTGATGGGGGAGCATTCGAGGCCTGATGAGGCCACTCAGTCCCTGTATCCGTGGCGGGCTGTTGCTCGTACGGTGGTGGCGTTTCTGATTGCGATTCTGCCGGCGGTGTTGGCGGCGTTGACGGATGCCTCGACGGCGACGCAGAACACTGCGTTGGCATCGGCGGTTCCGATCATTGCGGGAGTTACGAAGATCCTCGCGAACCCGGCTGTCGACGCCCTCCTGAAGAGCTACCTTCCTGCGCTCGCAACCGCACCTAAGCAAGGCTGACGGGTGGGGTGGCTGAACGACTGGCTCGACTCGGCTATCGCCACAGCCATCGCTCTAGCCATCATCGGTTGGTTGGTTGGGCGACGGAAAGGTAAGGCCGACATCGGGAAAGTCGATTCCGAGTCGGGGAAGATCGGTGTCGAGGCCGCACAGATCATCGCCCAGACTGCTACGGATCTTCTGGTCCCGCTGTCCGAGAGAGTCGGGAAACTTGAGGCGCGGATCGAGGTTCTTGAAGCGGAGAACGAACATAAGACGAAGCTGTTGGATTCGGCGATCCGGTTCATTCAGGAGTTGTTGCGCTGGATTGGGATTCATGTTCCGGACGGCACTCCACCTACGATCCCCGATGATTTGGCGAATGAGTTAGGTGGTGACTGATGGAGAAGCTGCCTCCCGGTAAGCCAAAGAATCAGGATATTTGGGGGACGTTCAAGAACAATTGGTTCAGCAATATTTTTGCGGGGTTCGCGAACATCGGCCAACTGCTCGGCGACATCGCGAACGCGTTCCTCGGTGGTGGTGGTTTCGGGCCCGGACCTTTGAAGTCGATCAGCGACAAGGCGATGGCTGATGCCGCAGATATTTTCGATCTGCAGAACCGAGCGCAGGTGCTTGAAGGCATCATCGGTTACGGATCCTGGGTCGCCTCTCAAAATCTGTTTCTGTCGATCGATCAGAACAATCCTGGTGCCCGTACGATGTCGTTTGACCGCCAGGTCGGCCCAAGTGTTGGCGTCACGTTGGTGACGGATTCGGCGTTGGCAGGCAAGAAGGTTCAACGGTTGGATTCGCAGGGGTTGTGGCAGGTTCTTGCCCAAACGCGTTCTCGGCGAACGATATATTCGGGAACGGCGAAGGTGTACTTGGACATCGTTGTAAAGGCGCCGGATGGTTCTGAGTATTACCGGCGTTCGATGGATCAGTCCGCAATTTCCAGCGAGGGCGGCGACGGTGAGATCACGTTGTTGGGCAACGTTTTTTTCACTACTCCAGGCCCTGGGTACACGGTTCGGGTCGATTTGTTTTCGGGTCAATGGCGTTGGTTCTATGGGGGTTCCCAATGGTCCGGCCTCAGCATTCTCAAGCACTCGTCCGAAGTGCAGAACCCTGGAACCGTCGATCCCGGCACGCCTCCGGTGGCTGGATGATGAGGAGAAACGATGCCCGCTATTTCTGACAAGTTGACTGATGGTGCGAAGTTGGGTGTTGGTGCGGAGATTGTGTTCACAGTCCGCGACATCCGCGACAGCGTGGCGCACGATGCGATCCTCGGACCCGCACGCACCACCGTGGCCGTGAACCCAACCACCGGCACGTTCACCACCCCGGTTCTGGATCCTGGCCCCTATTGGGTCGGGATCCGATGGTCGAGATCCAACCCGACCCACGAGCTGTATCCGATCGAAGTCCCCGCTGAGTCGGGGACTTTCCGTTTGTGGCCACTCATCGACGCCGGCGCCCCGCCACCAGCCCCCGAATCGCTTGGATTCCTGCGAAGTGGAGGAAAGCTCCGACGCGTCGAGCCGATCACTATCGCTGAATACGCAGCCCTCCCAAGCAAAGACCCCGCCACCCTTTACATCACATTCGAATCCTAGGAGACAAACATGGCCGCAACTGGCAAGCTGTTCGGTCTCGCCTTCAAGAGCATGATCAACGGCGAGATCAATTGGACCTCACACACAATCAAGGCGATGCTTTGCACGAGTGCCTACACGCCGAATCAGGACACCCACCAATACAAGTCGTCGGTTACCAATGAGTCCGCAGGCAGTGGCTACACAGCGGGTGGTGTGGCGTTGGCGGGCAAGACGATCAACTACACCGCGGGTACCAACACCCTCGTCCTCGATGCGTCGGATACACAGTGGCCTGACTCGACTGTGACCGGCCGATTCCTGGTGCTGTACGACGACACGCCCTCGACAGACGCTACGAAACCTCTCATCGGCTACATCGACTTCGGCGCCGATGTCTCGACCACTGCCGGTGTCTTCACCAGCGTTTGGGATGCAGCCGGAATTATCGGCTTCACCACCCCGTAGTCAGGAGGCGTCACGATGGGCTTGTTCAACCGCGGCCAAGCCGCATCGGAGATGAATCTTGATGGCAAACGAGCTGTTCGTGCTTATCTGGGTTCCCAGTTGGTGTGGGACGGCACGATGGACGCGTTCGTGCCTGTTCCGTCCATCCTGGCGTCAGTATCGCTGCGGAATCCGATTATGTCGGCGACGGCGATATCGGCCGCCCCGTTCATCACGGCCTCCGCTGAAGTGCGTGCATCATCGGTTTCGGCGACAGCGACGGTCCGTCCAGAGACAGCGATACTCGTATCTGGTGCTGTGCGTGCGCCTATAGTTTCGGCTGATTCGCTGGTCGAAGTTCCCTCAATTTCGGTGTCGGCGATCGTGTTGGCCCCCACTGTGTCGGAGGCCATCGATGCCACAGTCCAGGCGCCATTCCTTCAAGTGAGTGCGGGCGTGTACCCGCCGCAGATCACTGCGGACTATTTGGCTTCCGCCCCGATCATCGCGGCGTTCGTGGAGGTATTGGCGCCTTTGGTTACAGCCACTGGCACCGCGGTCGTCAATGCTCCGATGATCACTGTCACTGGCACGATGTTGGGTTCTGTGGTGCGTGGATCGAGTGTGGTTGCGGCACCGGCAATCGCGGCGACGGCATCTGTTCTTGCTCCAGAGTTGCGGCGTGATGCGAAGGTCACGGCGCCGTTGATTACGGGCACGGCAACGGCTTACGTGCCGAACGTGCAGGGCATCAATTTCCAGCCACAGGGGATGCGCAAGTCTGCCGACTCTACAATCCAAACGCAGACACCGACACTTATCCCCGGCATGGTTGCCGACACCTCACAGCCCTACACCGTGGTATCGAGTGACCGCCTTGTTGCGCAATACTCGGGGCCAATGCGTTTTGCATTCTGCGTTGGCATGACTGGCGGGTCGAGCGACACCGGCATAGTCGGTGCGTACGTCAACGACGTTTTGACCGGCAGTACCGTCACCGGTTCCAGTCCCAATTTCAACGTCGGCGCAACGATCTTCGGCAGTGTCGACCTCACAGTTGCCAAGCTCGATACCTTGGCTGTCAAGATGCGATGCGGCACCGCTAACTTCGTGTCGTCCATCGTGGCAGCGCGTACGCGGATGAACATTTACAAGCAAAGTCAGAAGCAGTCCGTGTGCAGTCGATCGACAAACCAGACGTACACAGCCACGTGGTCCGAGGTTCAACCGACGAGCAGCACAGCCGACGCCGTGCTCGACGGGAACGCTATCGTCGCTCAGTTCGACCACCCGTCAATGATATTGGCGTCTGACTTGACGATTAGCGCGGCCGAAACGACACGCACACGCTGGCGCGTGAACGGTGTCGACGTGGGCACCGAGGCCAGTACAGCCGCTTACACCGGTCGTGTGCACAATGTTGCAACTGTGCCGATCGTGGCCGGGGACAGGATCACGCTCATGATCAGTCGGGCGAGCGCCGGTTCATCCACGTTGTCGTCGGGCAGTTGGGGAATCGTCTAACCACGGTCCTGGCAAAACTCAAGATTGATCAACCCACCTGACAACAACGTCCCCCAACCCTTCGAGGTTGGGGGCTTGTTGTCGTTTCAGGGCTTGTCGAGATCGGTTTGTGCGCCGCGGCCGGGTCGATTGGCGTTCCACTCGTCGATCGTCTCCGACCGCCAACTCCGAGTCTTACCGATCAGCGCATCCGGCTCAGGCATCTTGTAGTGCCCGATCGCCGAGCGATCTACACCCAACCGCTCAGCAACCTCTGTCGTCGACAAGAACCGCTCAGGCATGACGTGTCCGCCATGACACCGCTGCGGTTCCGGCAGCTGCAGCGCCGGCGAGTGCCCAGTACTGCCACGGCTGGTGAGTGATTGCGAGAGTCGCGGCGACGAGCGCGAAGATCGTCAGACTGGTTTTGTCTTGATTCGTCATCGTTCGATCCTTCCGTGTGTGGGAAACTGTAGTCGGAGAACCCGCCCGTCAGATCCGGGCGGGTTCTCTTTCCTACTTGCGCTTTTTGCGTTTCCGCTTGGGGCGCTTTCGGGCTTCCGAGATTCTTCGGATGAATTCTGCCCATCCCAGCAGGACGGTGAGAAGTCCGATGATCTCGGTCCAATTCGGCGGGTCCATGTTTACCTCCTCTCTGTTGTTGTTCCATAACTATAGCACCCTTAAGGGTGGAAAGCAAGTGGTGAAAGTTGTTTATTCCCATCGGTTAAATGACCTGTAAAGCATCCTTAAGGATGGTACTGTTGTGTCAACACCGACGAGGGGGAGCACCATGAACGCCTACCGAGCCACCGATACCACCGGCTCCGACATGATCCTCCGAGACCGCGCCGCCGACCACTCGAACATGATCGGAAGCAGGGCCGCAATCGCGACGGTCGCGAGCATCTGACCGGGAGGCCCCTTCGGGGGGCTTCCTTAAGGGGCGTTAACCATCTTTAAGGATGGTATTGTCTACGGGTGACCGGGACGAACCCCGCACCTAGGAGAGACCGTGATCCGCTTTATGTCACGCGGCGAAATTGCCGAATACCTCGGCGTCACCCTCGCTACCGCCAAGCAGTACAAGTCCTTCCCTCCGCCCGACGCGATGATCGGCCGCAATCAAGGCTGGACCAAGGAAACCGTCGACGAATGGGTCAAGTCCCGCAAGGCTTAGGCGCATGAGAACGCCCCCAACCCCAGGGCGAGGTCGAGGGCGTTCGTTTGGATCGGGCTAAGCGGACTGCATGCTATGTATCGTCGGCTTCAGGTGGAGCGTCGTTCGATGCCGGCTCGCGTACGGAACGGATCAACTTTGCCAGGAACTGGAAGATCGGAACACTCAAGAATGGTGTGCCTGCCCACCATGGCAAGTCGTCTACGAAGAAGCTTGCCACTATCAAGGTGAATGCAAGCAACATCGCGATGCCGCCAAGTGTGAACGCCATCCATTGGCCGCGTTTTATGGAATTGACATCACCATTTGCGAGGCATTTTTCAGTTTCAACCTGCCCGTTTAACGCTACTTCCGCCATTGAAACGACTCGGTCGGCGAGGCCCGGCAGAATCGCCTCATATTCAGCGAGGTCCTTAGGCTTAGGCAATGGGCCGCGCCACTGTGTTCGGACCTGCCGCTGTTGGCGGATAACGGCATGGGCGATCTGTGGGGCCTCTTCTTGAATTACTTCTGCAAGAATCTCTTCATCGACGGTGTCTAGGATTCCATCGGTTTCAGACTCTTGAGATTGCCGTTCAGGCTCTCCTGGATCGCCGATCCCGTCCTCTTCCAGGCGCGAGCGATTTGAGCCTCCGGTTGTATTCTGGCCAACCGACGTGGGGTCCGTAGTTTCCGGCCTTCCATGTCCATTGAGTGAAGGCCGCGAGTCATTGAGTGCATCGTTGTGCTCCTCCTCTGTGAATTGCGGTCCACTGTTGTCATGGCTCAAAGCTACCTCGCTGCCTAGTTTCTGTCGACGGTGGGGAGTAAACTACCGGACCCGAAATCGGATCGTGACATCGAACCTTCTGGTTGGTTCATTTCAGCATGGTGTGGAACGGTGCGCCATGTTTTTGCGTCTAAATGGTATGGACGAGTTTGACAGACAGGCGTACCTAGAAGACGGCATGGATCCCGACAATCCGACGGTGATCGCGAATCATGAGTTCATGCTCGCAGCATTGCGGCAGTACGGACGCCGGATACGTCGATGCCCACCTGACTTGTTCGGCGGCACAGATGGGCGTGGAACTGTCTAGCACCTGAGCGGGGCCCGGCTGGTCTTCCCTTACCCTCCGGACCCCGAGACGCCGACGCTACCATTGATCGAACAAGTGTGCGATAAATGGACTGCGAATAGCGGCCACTTACTGTCCACTTTCGCGGAAACTCCCAGGATGCACTCGCCCGTAAAGTCCCGAATGCAAGCGCGGTAAGGCGCCATACTCAACGGATCGCAGCAGATCGGACACTGAAAACCTTCCCTCACTCGAACGCGCATTCGAGCATTGGGCGGAGAAGCCCTAGCGATTCAACGTAGGACCCGGGTTCAATTCCCGGCAGCTCCACAACAGGT